CAAAAACAGATTTAGCGCAAAAATTGTATTATATGCGTCAAAGACAAAACGCACTTGCCAATAATGAACAGCTATTGATTGATCAACCTTATTTAGAACAATTTACAGAGGATTGGTTGTTTTTTACACCAATTACCAATATTCCTAATCAAAATGGCGGACAAATTGACTTTGAGATTTTTTATGATTATTCTAACGTAACTTTTTATATGCCAATGAAACCGTATTTAGCTTTGCCCAATTTGAATACAGGTCAACAAATTTTAAATTTTAGTGCAACTTTTAATGATAAGGATGCTGGAATTCTAAGACAAGATTATGTTTATGGATTTTCGACTGCTTTAGATTCTACTTTAGAAGAAAAACAGAGGACAGATGATAAGAAAATAATTAAGAAGACATAACGCGTTTTGATTTTTATAATCGAATCCCTCAATTGATAATGATTACCGGATGATAGTCCCTTAAGGACGAAAAGTTTTTATTTAGTAATAGGGGCCTATTATGAGTCGAACGTCAGACAGTGATTAATAGTATAAAGTTTTTATTGCTAGATTAACGTCGTGTGTTTGCGAATAAACGGTTAGTTAGTGCCATGACGGGAAAATATTTGAGTTCCCTGAAATGTTTCTTCAGGTAGGGAATATTATTCTGCCAGTTACTAGTCACGCTATTTAATATGCGAAGTGATCTACGATGAATAATTCCGTAGTTTAAGCCCCAGTTAGGGTAACCACTTTATCGTCGAGGATAAAGGCTCCCATTAGCAGTACGTTTCGACGTTTTCTTTACTAATAAAGAATAAATGAATGCATTCGCACCCCGAACCTTTATGTCTCAATTAAACCAAACAAACAAAACCCAAAACAACAACAACGAATTCACAATTGTCGAAAACAATTGTCGCCCCAATATAGATATAAAAGATCTATATGGAAGATGTATTACTACATATGATGGTGCAACTCACTATCATTTTAATACACCAACGTTCTATCTCAGAAAATCTAGAGAGAAAACAATTGTTCTTGATGATCCTAAGATGAGGATAACAATAATGAAACCCAAAAAGAAGCAACTCATCAAACTAACAACAAGTGAATTTGACGCTCTTCTTAGAGAGTATGGCTTCAAAAGTGAAGAAAGAATGCAGAGTCTTAATGAAGTTGTTAAAAGACCAATTTCTAGACCACCTAAACTTGTTCTCAGAGCAACGGAAGATGTAGCAGAATATGTCATTAGAGATTTTGACAATTTCAGAGGAGTTCAGTTTAGTGTTGCTGTTGGAGAAACACCTCTTGGAAAAGGCTATGCAGAAGTTCTTGCAAGAGCTAGAAACAAACTCATGCATTCTTTAAATGGAAACATAGATTCAGAAAATCAAACTATGTACACAAGGAGTTATGAATTAGAAGGAAAAGTTCACCTAATTTCATTGACATTATCAGAAAATCAAGTTAATGAATTATTTAATTGTGATTATATTGAAAATGATGTAGGATCACCTAAAATTATGGAAATTACGTTATATACCTTTTATAAACCTGAAACTAGAGTTAAAATGGAAATAGATCATATAATGAATTACAAATTTGATGGAACAGTTTCGAACAGAAATAAATTTTTCAAAATACTTAGCCCAATGTGTAAAATAATTAAAATCAACAGGAATAATATTGCGATTGATATTGTATCTACAGAAACAGAAAAGAGAGCAGTAATGACAACATCGACAGGTTTTAAAATTGGAATGTGTCTTGATGATTTTCAATATGTCGGTGAAAATGTTGAAATAAAGTTAAATTCATTTGCAGCAGAACAATATGATTCATTTAAATTTGCAGAACAAAATTTCAAAGGAGAAAAAGTTATACAAATACAAGAGGCAGAACAATTGAGAAGAACAACCATTTGGTCAAATCATTTGGATTATGATCCTTACAAAAGATGTGTAATTGGATTTCAAAATGAGGTTAAAATCAAACTTTTCAATATGCAAGAACCAGACTTTTATTTGGGAGGAACAAGCGAAGGATCCTGGCAATATCATGGATCATTCTTATTAGTACCTAAAAACACTTGCTGGTTTAAATTTTCAAAAGTAACTTATACAGGACATGTTGTAAATTCTAATTTGTACCGCAGAGTACTATCTTCAGTTACAAATCAGCAGATGACGGAAGATCAAATTGCAAAAACAGCTTTGATGTTGACAAGGATTCAATGTTCATATATTAATTTTGAAAAAACTTATGATTCGATCTTTTCAATTATTTATCAGTTATTAAAATCAAATATAAATGCATTAACATGCAATAAAGACTATAGTTATACAATAGGTAATATTTGGGACATTATTTTCAGAACGCCTACACCATTTGAAGTTTTTCCAGTTGAAATTAACAAATCACTAGAACAAAATATTATTCAGACAAAAACTAAAATTGAGTTGACTCAAAAGTCTCTTAAAGAATTGTCAGAGACATACTTTAAAAATATTGAAGAAATAGATTCAGTACCAATATTAATTAAATTGTTTAGAGGTGGCGTTTTGACATCAATGCTTAATCATATTAGACCGTTGAAGTGGCATATAAGTTCAATGCCAACAGCAATATATAGTGAAACAACAGAATTGAATGAACAACAGGAGTTTATTAAAAATATTGTAGAAGCAGCCGTAGATGAAGTTGATTTAACCATATGTATAAATCAGGCTCTTTCGATTTTAGAACTTAAAATATCTAGAGGAGAAATAAAACAGGTTCAAAAATTCAGAAAAATTATCCTAAATTTAGCCAGTTTTCGTTTTGATTCTATGTATCAACCTGGACTTAATAAATTAGCCACAGAAATTTCAAAAATTGATAAAGTAATAAATAAGGAAGAAATTGCTCTTAAAAATAAGTTATTGATAAACAGGGAGTTACAAAAAGAAAAGATTTTAGTTTCGATAAT